CAACATGGGCTGCTTCTAATCCGGGCGACTACAATATAGCCAGTTTGAGCTATGACTTGCGCTATTCGTCCACAATTTTTACAGAGGCCGCTAGCGCGAGCTGGTGGTCTGCCGCCACGGTAGTAGCCAGTTCCAGCTTGCCGAGTGTGGCTGAAGAGGGGGCGTCTCAAAGCGCCTCCTTTGATATCGCTTACGAATACAGCCAGACGTTCTATTTTGCCCTGAAAGTTATCCACATATCGACTTGCGATGTCGATTGTCCACAGGTGGGGATTTCGAATTTGGCTTCGGTCAGTTTTGCGTCAGCTCTGGACGACGGTGCTTGGGGGATGTTTGGGAAGGACCAGTATCACACTTCTCTGGCTACTGTTGCCGGGCCGGGGGCGGGCGCGACTATCACCGACCCGCCCGTGCGTCGTACCGAATGGCGGCAGGGCGCGGACCCCGTGCGCAAGGCGGACGAGCAGCCCGCTGGCGGCGACGATGACGGGGATGGCGCTGCGGGAGGAGCGTGGCCCGCCGAGCGCATCTCGACGCCGTTCCAGCTCCAGAAGGCCCGCGACCGTACCGTCTCGCGCGTAGAGCCGAAACTCCGCAAGCTGTTCGCGGCGTACCTGGATGCGCAACGCGTCGCCGTGCTCGCGCTGCTCAAGCGCAAGCTGCGCAAAGCGGACGACGAGTCCGACGAAGCGCCCGCGTCGCGTGTCGACCTGTCCGAGGCGGAGATCCGCGCAGCGATCGAACGGCCCCTCACATCGCAAATGATGGATGCGCTCGAAGAGGGACTCGACGACGGCGGGAAGCAGATGGCCGACGCGATGCGCGTGGACTTCCTGCACCCCGAAGAGGGCGTGCAGGAGTACCTCGACGAGCGGCGCACGAACCTGGAGCGCGTGCTGGAGGAGGATACCGCACGTGCCGTCAAGGACTCGCTCCGCGCGGGGTATGACAAAGGCGAGACGGAGCGGCAGCTTTTGGAGCGCATCGCAGAGAGCGGGTCGTTCGCGGCGAGCCGTGCGCAGCGCATCGCGCGGACCGAATTGCATACCGCGACGCAGGCCGGCGCGCACCAGCAGATGAAGGCGCAGGGCGTCGAGGAACGTCAATGGCTTGCGGCGCCCGACGCGCGACCGACGCACCAAGAAGCGAGCGGACAAGTGCGAAAACTAGACGAGCCGTTCGAGGTTGGCGAGGCGGAACTCATGTTCCCTGGAGACCCGGACGGCGGCGCGGATTATCCCGAAGAAGTCGTCAACTGTCGCTGTGTCTTGCTTACGAAGGTGCGCGAGACCTCCGAAGAGGACCTATCCGCGTTGCTCGACTCGCTCGGGATCGAGGCGGATGCGGCCGGGGCGGAGGGACAGGTCGCGGAGGCAGCGTCGGACTTGCCGCCCGAGGTCAGGTCGCGGATCGATGCAGGGGACATCGCGCCGCTGCGGGTAGACGCGGGACGGGGGCGCGCGGTAGAATACGAGTTGGGCGAGACGAAGCGCTCGCCGGGCAAGCTTACCGTGGGACCGAAGGCTCCGAAAGACGACGTGCAGGCGGGCGTGAAGGAGCACATCGCGGCGAGCGTGACGACGGCGACGGACGCGCGTGGGTTCCATAATGCAAGGACCCTGCAAGGGCTGCCCGACGTGAAGGGCGGGGAGAAGGCGGGCGCGGAGCGGCAACGGGCCGTGGCGCTGGTGAGCCGCGCCGCGACGGGGGACCGCGCGGGACTTGAGGCGCTTGTAGGACAGAAATTGAGCGACGCCGCCTGGCGGAAGTACGAGACCGTGGCGCGGAATTTCTGGATCGGGATCGGGACAAAGGGTCCTGCGCCTGCGAAGAGGTAACGATGAACACGAGCGACGGGAGATCGTAGGGTGGCCAGATATTGGCTGTGTCAATGTGAGGCTGTCCCAGGTCTCTCTGGCTCGCGCACTCCCGCTGACTGCGAGAAGCACATGCGCGACTTCTGCCAGATTGGCCACGACAACGCGACGCTCGAATCGCTCATGGTCTCGACTGCGGACCTCTCCGACTGCATGAAGGAGATCACGCCACAGGAGGCGGGGGACTGGCTCGACGCGCATGGGGCGTTGGTGGTGCGGCAAGCCGAGTATACGGATGCCGCGAACGTGAAGCACGCCGTCGAGTACAAGACCGGCCGCGAAATCCTGCGACAGTGGAACGGCTGGGAATCTGGTCAGAGGAAGCCGTAAATGCCTAAACGCACGCACGGAGAAACAAGCGGCGGTCGTAGTTCGGACGGGCGGACGCTAGAGTACGCAGCATGGCTGGCAATGCGGCAACGATGTACGCCGTCATTCTGGGCTCATCCCTACTACTACGACAGGGGTATTCGCGTCTGTGATCGATGGATGTCGAGTTATGAAGCGTTCTTGTATGATGTTGGGCGCAAGCCGTCCGCAGAGTATACTCTTGAGAGGATCAATAACGGTGTTGGATATGAGCCGGGCAATGTTCGTTGGGCAACTCGATTAGAGCAGTCATTCAATCGTTCATCGAGTCGGGTTCTAAAGATCGGTAGTGAGTCTGCCACGATTAGCGAATGGGCGAGGCGAACAGGAATTGACCGGCATGTGATTGCAAAACGCCTGAGACGCGGGATTACACCAGAGCAAGCAATCCAGCGCGGATACATGAGGGCGGTCTAGTGGCGATTCAGAATAGAACAGGGACCATCTCTGGTACGGAGTCGTGGGACTTTTCCGCAGACGAGTACCACGCCACGGGCGATATCACTGTCACTGGTGCCGTAACCATCACCATCCCCACAGCGACGAACAACCCATTTCGGTTCAATGGGGCTTACTACTTCAGAGTATTCACGGGCAGTATTGTCGCCAACGGTACACAGGCCAAGAAGATCACGTGGCAGGCAAATGCAAATCCGCGGCGAGGGGCATGGACCCACTGGTGGTTCGATGCTGGTGTGGCTGCTGGATGCTCCATGACCTTCAATGTCCTTCGTCATGCAGGCGGTAGCGGGTTCGGGATCGTCATGGACAACACGACGGCCGTTACGATGAACGACGTAGAGATCGTGGATTCACTGGCATCAGTAGCCTTTCGTACGGGCAAAATTGCGAGCACGCACAGTCGTATTCGCATTATTCGCTCACCTCAAACCGTGACTATTGGTACAGCTAACACGCAGACGCTCAATGACTGGGACTTCTCGCAAACCGAGGTGATGATACTGACCATTACCGCAGGCTCTCACACGATCAACGGCCTGCGCTTCAATGGTGGCTTTAGCGGGAATGCCGCACTCATCGGATACAACACAGCAGGAACGCTAACGGGAGACGAATGGTACATTGGCAGTATCGCTGTAGAGACCGTACGATGCACTGGTGGCATCATGAATCTCAATGGCTGTGTGTTAGATAATCGATTCGGTGGACAGGGGATACTTGTACGCGTAGGAGGCACGCTCAACAGTACGAACAACGATTGCGTAAATTGCGGAACCGCGCTCAACACAGGTTTGTATGCGGTCTCTTCGTCTGATGGCGATTATTTAGAGGGCGGAAACGGTGCCGCACCTGGGCAAGTAGACACCGACTCGGGTAACACTACTTCGACAAGTACTCCTACGCAGTATCGACTGCTCGGAGCGAACAGACTCAACGCTCGCGCCACGCCAAATAAGCCCCTCACTACGAGTAGCGTATCGAGCGGGAGCATCACGTCTAGCGGCGCTACGATCACCTGGACGAGCGGAATCAAGTCGTCGTCCATCGTGCGCTATGGCACGGTCTCTGGAACGTATACGATGCGCTCGGTTGAGACCGAGAACGACTGGACAGGGCTCGATGGCGGGACGAAGCACGCGACGGCGCACTCGGTCGCGCTCGTGAATCTCGCACCTGGGACGACCTACTACTATCAGGTCGGCGGCTTCGACCCGATTTCGCGCGAGATCACATGGAGCGCGGAGGGCAGCTTCACGACTACAGCGGCGGCATCGGGGGGCGCGGCTCGCTCTAGTTTCATCAGCGCGGGAATGGGGGTATCGTAATGGCGGACCGAACGATTCCCGTCCGGGGCGAAGCATACGAGTTCGACGTTGCGCTCGTGTCCCAGGCCGACACGAAGCTCTACCAGACCAATCCGACGCTGGCGGCCGGCGATGTGAAGATCCAGACCGACGACGGGACGCTCGCGAACATCACGACGCTGCCGACGGGTGCGGCATCCAGCAAGCGCGTGAAGGTTTCGTTGTCGGCGTCCGAGATGACGGGCGATCGGATCTGGGTGCAGTTCTCGGACGCGGCGGGCGCGGAGTGGTGCGACTTTGCGGTCGATGTCCATACGTCGGCGCGCGGTGTGGACGACCTCGCGTACCCGGCTACTACAGGACGGTCGATGGTCGTGTCGGCGTCGGGCGTCGTAGATGCGCAGGTAAAGGCGATCGACGCGGGCGCGATTACGGCAGCCGCGGTCGCTACGGGAGCCATCGACGCGGGCGCCGTGGCAGCCGACGCGGCGAACGAGATCGCGGATGCGCTGCTCGATAGGGCGAGTGCGGCGGACACGTACACGGTACGGCAGGCTCTGCGCATCCTCCTGGCCGACGCGGCGGGGAAGTCCTCGGGGTCCGTGTCCAATGCGCCCGTGTTGCGCGCCATCGACGACAGCAAGGCGCGGATCACGGCAACGGTCGATTCTGATGGAAATCGGTTGACCGTCACGGTCGACGCAACGTAGAGAAACAAATGGCAGGCTGGCGGACTAGTTCCTGGTACGGCTCCTCGTGGTACAACTCTACGTGGTACGGCGGTACGGGCGGCGGCGGGGCGAGCACGGTCGTGTCGGGTTCGCACTCGCGCACGCTCCGACTCGTAGAACTCGACGAGATCCTGCCGAAGCGCAAGCGACGCAAGCCCGAGCAAGTCGAGCAGGTCGAGAAGCTGCGCGAAGAGGTCGTGATCGCATGGCCCCCGCGCTATGCGGACGGCGTGCGTCAGGAGATGTTGCGATCATGGCCCAAAGACAGGGCCGTTGACGCGACGCGCAAGGCGACGTATGCTATCGATGTGCGCAAGACCGAGCGCCCGCGCGTTGCCGTGAATAAATATGACCCGGATCAGCCACGGGACGAAGACGGGAAGTTCGGCGAGGGTGGGAGCGGAGCGGGTCGAACTGGAACCGTTGGCGGGAGCAAGCCCGCAGGCGGTGACCACAAGACCGCCGCAAAGGCGTTTGCAAAGCAGCATGCGCAGACGTTTAAGACAGGCGACGCAAAAGCAGTCAAAGAGGCACAGTCGAAGTTTCTTGCTGCGCAAGGCTTCACGCCCGAAGAGATCGCGACCCATGCCGCGCAAGAAAAGCAGTGGTACTCGTCGGTCTACACCGAGGGCGGACAGGTGATGCGACAGGTCGCGGCAAAGGAGATGGGTCGCGATTTCAAGGAAACAGACTATCACGACAGCAAGCCGATCCTGGACCGCGGCCCAACGGACCGCGAGCGGGGGATGGTCAACGCGGTGCGCAGCTTCACGACGGAGGGGCTCCGCGAGAAGTACGGCGACAGCGTGACGATCTATCGCGGCGTGGCCGATGCGCAGGCCGATGCGCTCATGGGTGGGGACGGCTCCACGGTCGACATGGGTCTCAATTCACTTTCCTCGTGGAGCCTCGAAAAAGACACGGCGGAGAACTACGCCCTATTCGGCAAGACGAAGAGCGGCGCGCTGGTGAGCGTCAAGGTCCCTGTCGAAAACGTCTGGCTCGCCGACTTCAAGGAAGGTCGGAACGAGGTCGTGATCGGTGCCAAGCAGGCGCGTATTCGTGTACCGCGTTCTGCCGTGAGCCCGCGCATGCGGAAGGCCGTAATCATCGGAGAGTTCAGCTACCCGACGGATGGCAAGGGCAAGCTAGTTGTGCTTGACGACGATCCCGAGAGCGCGAACTGGCTTAACGCCGTTGACGTTTCCTCATCCAAGCGGTAGGCTAGGAGCGATATGAGCATCGTCGTCAAGAAGTCCGCCGAACGGTTCCGCCAGATCGTCGATTTCGCCGGAGCGCTGCCCGAGGGCCAGTCGGTGTCCTCGTGCGTCGTGCGCGCCTACGACTCCTTCACGGGCAGTGACGTGACGGGCGGGATGGTCGAGCGGCCCGAGGTCGTCGGCGGTCGTGCCGTGCGATTCGTCGTCAAGGGCGGGGCGGCGGGATCGGAGTACATCTTCCGTGTCGAGGCGACCGTGGGCGACGAGGTACTCGTCGAGGACGTGACGCTTACGGTCGACCGAGATCCGTGGGAGTCGCGCGAGTCCGAGTTGAGCAAGGTCGCTAGCATCGTCGACGACGGCGCGGGACATCTCGCGCGCGCGGGCGAGCCCGACCTGTCGAGCCTGTCGAAAGCCAAGGGCGTCGAGCCGAACGCAGACGCGGCTCTGCCCGTTGGCGGTACGGACGGGCTGTTGCCAATCAATGACGCGCCCGAGATCGTGTCCAAGGTCAAGGACGGCGAGGAGGGCGAAGCCTGCGAGACAAGCGAGCCCGTAGCGAAGAAGTCTCGCGCGCGTACGGGCGCGTTTGCTCACGAGCGCAACTCGACGACAACGACAGAGCTCCAGGTCCGTGCGTACGGGAGCGGCTCCGACGACAAGCGGGTGTTCCGCGCGTCGTCGGCGGGACTCCCTGTGGCGAGCTGTCCCGATGGCGCGTGCGCGCCCGAGGGCGAGAAGCCCGTCGACGTAGACCTTGCGGATGTCGCGCTCGGGAAGCGCGTGCTGCGTCGCGGGAAGATGTCTGCGATGGCGAACGCGATGCGCGACGGACTCAAGCCCGACAGCCCGTTCGTGTTCGCGGAACTCGACGCCGCGGAGCGCAAGCGCGTCGGGAAGAAGTACGGCGTCGTGGACGGCAACCATCGCGTCGCGCACCTGATGCTCTCGGGCGCGAAGACGAAGGTTCCGGCGATCGTCGCGCGGAAGCCCGTTGCGAAGTCCCTCTCGACCGTCACCCCCACGAAGGGCACGGAGTGGACGTCCGCAGACATCGCGGGCAGGCGCGCGAAGGTGTGCGCCACCGCAAAAGAAAAGCGCCGCGCGATAAACGCTTGACGCGATACGCACGTACCCTATAGACTTCGGACAGTAGCCGGGGTTGACGAGAGTCGACCCATCAAGACGAAGCCGACACGCAAGGCGAAGCCCGCCGACAAGCCCGACCCGGGCGACTACGGCGCGGACTCTATCACGCCCGAAGACCGCAAGCGCGGCAAGGACGCGAAGGCGCAAGCCGCGGACGGTCACAACCCTCCTGGCTGGGTCGCCGACGAGGACACGTGGGCTCGCGCGAAGGAAGCCGCGGACGAGTCCTACGACGAGGGCGACGACGCCTACTGGCCCGCCGTGGTCCACATCTATGGGAACATGGGCGGGGAGTTTTCCGTCGAGAAGCACGCCGAACACGATCAGTCTTCGCATGGTGATCGTGGAATGAGCGCTACGGGTTCCGTCGCGGGGAATATGGCGAATCGTTTCTCCGACAGATATCCGTCGGCGGCACAGAGCCTTCGCGATGCGTCTTCAGCCTTGGAGAGCGCACATGACGCCGAAGTCAAAGGCGACAACAAGAAAGCCAAGGAGCTCGCTCGCAATGCGACCCGTTCGCTACGCGAGGTCAAGAGTGCGTTGAGCGGAACGGCGGCGGGTGGCGAGATCGATGAAGTCGATAGGATGATCGGGGACGTCAAAGAGTCCGTAACGCAGATGGATCTGCGTAGTAAAGCGAAGAAGTCCGACGAGCAAGCCGATCCGCGCGAGCGTTTCGAGAAGGCGCGCACCGAACTCGGCGTGCCGATGTCCGAGTTCCATTCGAAGCTTTCCGAGGCCATCTACGCGCGATGGGGCCAGCACGGCTTCGTCCGCGAGACGTACCCGCAGGCACAGGTCGTAGTCGTGTCTGTCCGCAAGGACGGGACGGAGATGGGCTACGGAGGTGCGAGTCGTCTCGTCATGCTCCCGTACGACATCGCTGACGACGGGGCCATCTCGCTCGGCAATGCCGTCGAGGAAGTCCAGGAGACGTTCGAGCCCGTCGGCAAGTCCGAGAACGTCACGCGGACCGTCAAGATGGTCTTTACGGCGCAGTGCGTCGCGCCCGGCGAGTACGCGATACCGGGGCTCAACGGCGAAGCCGAGATGCTTGCGGACGCCGTGCGTTCCCGCTCCGAGGCGCGTGACGTACGCGTGATCAAGAGCGACGACGGGACCCACGAAGTGCGCTTTGTCGCGGACGGCGACGGAACGAGCGCGGAGATCGTTGCGACCGTCGAGGAGGTCGTCCCGCGCGCCCGCGTGCTCAAGGGTACGGAACGGATGCGGAAGGACGCGGAGGAGAAGGGCATCATCACGCTCCTCATCTACGAGCCCGACGTCGTTGACGGGCAGGGCGAGTTCGCCGCCGCGGACGACATCGAGGACGCTGCGCACGACTACCTGCAAAAGTCGCGACGCGTGAAATATCAGCACGAGGACGACAACGGCGACGAGCTGGTCGAGTCGTGGGTCAGTGACCACGACTACTGGATCGGTGCCGAGTTCGTGCGCAAGGGATCGTGGCTCGCTCGCGTCAAGATGAGCGAGAAGTCTCGGAAGCTCTACAAGGCGGGCAAGATCAACGGCGCGTCGATGGGCGGATACTGCTGCGTCGCGTAACGTGACCTTGCGTCCCAGGATCAGGAAACTGAATATCGCGTCCCGCTAGCTACGGGGCGCACCGAAGCGCGCCAGTAGGGGCCTACTCCCTTGCTGGCGCGCTTTCGTTTTCTCTGGAGGTCCGCGCCATGAACCCGAGGCGCATCACAAAAATCGTGGCCGAGGAGTTCTCCCTCGTGACGAAGCCGGCGAATCGTCGGCGCGTGCTCGCGTACAAGGACATGCACGGCAAGATGCGCGGCGTCACGGAGCGCATGAAGGGAATGGGCATGTCCGCGGCCGACATGGCCGACGCGGCGGATATCGACGCGGAGCGCATGGCCGCGCTCATGGACGACGGCGAGGAGCCGACCGATGAGGAACTTGAGGCGATGGACGCGGCGTGCGATGGGTACGAGCATGAGGAGGAGAAGTCGGACCGCGCGAAGTCGAAGAAGTCCTCCGACATCCCATCCGACGTCCCTCCCGAGCTGGTGCGCCACCTGCCCGTCGCCGTGATCGCGCGTCCTACCAGCCACGACGAGGACGCACTGATGGCGAGCCTCGCAGGGCTCGCGAAGGCGTGGACGAGCGCTTATGGAGACGTGCCGCGACGCGATGGCGAGCCCGACGGAATCTCCGTCGAGGACCGTACGCGCGAGGCGAACCGGATCGACGCGCATGGCATCGCCGATGTGGCGAGCGGCGCGCTCTACCCAGATATCCACGTGCCGCCGGCGAGGGTCGCTGGGGCGCTGTAGAGGATACGAATCAGGAGGAAAGGATCATCATGGAGATCAAGGAAGAGACGCTGGGCGCGATCCGTAACGCCGTCTACGGGCTGCACAAGCGCCTCGCGGAGGTCGGTGCGAAGGTCGCGAAGAGCTTCCGACCCGACGAGCTCTACAAGCGCGACAACTCGCTGGAAGCGATCGGCAGCGGGATCCGCTCCTGCGAGAACACGCTCGGGGCGCTGGAGCGCGCCGTCGACGATACCGCGTCGGAGCACGACCGCCTGAAGAAGGAGGCGGAGAAGGTCCCCGAGTTGGAGAAGATCGCGGGGGACGCGCTGACTCAGCTCGAAACGGTGGCGAAGGGCCGCTAGAGAATTTCGGTACGAGGCGGGTGTCTGCCGACGCGCGTCGGCGCCCGCGATGGTGACCGCCCGCGTTGGGCGAACGAAGAAACGAGGAGGAAAACATGCCCACCCTGGAGGAACTGAAGACGCGGGCGACGGCCGTAGCAGAGAAGCTCGCCCCGTCGGTCGTGGGAGAGGGGCACCGTCGCGCCCCGTCTCGGGACGATACGGATCCCGGAGAGAAGCGCCCGATCCGGAAGACCGAGTACGTCATCACGGACGAGGAGGGGCGCACGAAGAAGGTCAAGCGCGCCGACGTCCGGCTGCTCTCGAAGGCGCAGACCGATGAGGAGCGCAAGTGGCAGAGCGACTGCGACGACCTCTACCTCCTGCGCTCGCTCCTGAAGGGTGCGGGAAAGGACGTGCGCGATACGAACTTGTACACGGAGCACATGGAGCACGCGTCTCCGTTCCGCAAGATGCTCAAGCAGATGGACTCGGAGACCTCGGGCGACGGCTCCGACTGGATCCCGACGGGGTTCTCCGCGGAGTGGATCCGCTTCATGACGCTGGAGCTGAAACTGATCAACCTGTTCCGCAAGGTCACGATGCCGACCGACCCGTACCGCGTGCCGTACATCTCGGCGCAGATGTCGGTCTACTTTATCGCGGAGCAGACGGGCGATGCGGGGACGAAGATCACGGCGAGCGACCCGACGACCGCGAACATGCAGCTCGACTCGAAGAAGATCGGGGTGCGCGTCCCGTGGTCCGTCGAGCTGGAGGAGGACTCGATCGTCCCGATCCTGACCATGCTCCGCGAGGAGATCGCGCGGATCGTGGCGCAGGGCCTGGAGGATGCCGCGTTGAACGGTGACACGTCGGCTACGCACCAGGACACGGACGTCACCGCGTCCACGGACGTCAAGAAGATGTTCCGCGGGCTCCGGTTCCACTCGCTGTCGAACGCGGCGTTCCAGCAGGCGCTGACGACGTTCAACATCACGAACCTGCGCGCGCTGCGGGCGAAGATGGGGAAGTTCGGCGTGAACGCGAACGATCTCGTCTGGGTCATGGGACCGATCGCCTACCTCAAGCACGTACTGAACCTCGCGGACGTGATCACGGTAGACAAGTACGGTCCGCAGGCCGTGGTGCTCACGGGCGAGGTGGCGCGCCTCGACGGGATCCCCGTGGTCGTCTCCCAGGTCGCGCGGGAGAACCTGACGGACGACGGCGTGTACGATGGCACGACGACGAACAACGGCACGGTGCAGCTCGTGCACCGTCCGAGCTGGTACTTCGGGACGAAGCGTCCGATGGACCTGAAGTTCTACGAGGATACGCAGTACGACCAGAAGTACCTGACGGGCACCGGCAGGTACGCGCTCAACACGCACCTGACGACGAGCGCAGTCGCGGTGATCGGCGACGGCGTCGACGTGAGCTAGGCGTAGCGGCGTAACGGAGCAGACAACCGAGGGGCGGGCGGAGACAAAGCCGCCCGCCCCTCTTCCTTTTGGCGATCGACGTGGAGCGCGCAGCGTGAGGCTCATCGGGTGCGTGAATGGGTACCAGGACGCGGCGATGTTGCGGCGCAGCCTTCCTGCGCTACGTCGTGTCGTCGACGTGCTCGTGTACGTGGATGGCGCATACGACGGGTTCCCGCGGTACTCGGAGACGACGGCCGCGAGCGTGGACGAGTCCCTCGACGTGGCTCACGAGTACGCCGACGTGGTGATCCTCCCCTCATTGTGGGACGAAGTGCGCGCGCCTTGGCCCGACGAGGCAATCAAGCGGAGCGCGTACTTCATTGGCGAGCGCGACGACTACTACCTCGTGGTCGACGCCGACGAGATCGTCGAGGTCTTGCGTGAGGACGGGACCATCAACCCGATCGGCAAGCTGGACGTCGCGATCATGGTGGAGCGCGCCGATTGGCTTGTGACGCTCCAGCGGGCGGGAGACTCGCCGAGTTCGTACGGGATCCATCGTCTATTCCGACATCGCGACAGGATCCGCTACCACGGGACGCACCATGCCGTCCACGTGGGCAACCCGCCGACGATCATCCACCCGCGGGACCTCGACGCGGCAAAACCCGACAGCGTGTTCCCACGCCTGCGGCTCTCCCACCTGTGGAACCAGCGGGACAAGGACCGCGTCGAGCGCAAAGGCGTCTACTACCGCGACGTCCTCGGGCCGCGCGAGTACGAGTTCCGAGCGGCCAACGGGCTGGGGATGTAGGCATGGGCACACTCACCACCCGCGCATCGGCCAAAGAGTTGCTCGGGATCCCGTCGGCCGTGACCGCGTTCGACGCCGTGATCGACACGCTCGTCGCGGCGGTCGACGGCATCGTCGAGGACTACTGCCATCGGCGGTTTGCGGACGTTACCTACACCGAATACTACGATGGGCAGAGCGGACAGCGACGACTCTGCCTGCGGAACTACCCGATCATCTCGGTGACGAGCATCCACGACGACGCGAACCGCGACTACGGAACCGACACGCTCGTCGATGCGGACGACTACACGTTCGAGACGGGAGAAGACTCGAACGGGATCGTCCACCTTCACGGGACGACGCTCTCGAAGGGGATCCGAAACATCAAGGTCATCTATCGCGCTGGCTACGCGACGATCCCGAAGTCGCTCGCGCGCGCTGCGGATCTGATCGTGGCCAGCCTCTACAACCGACGCAAGGCGCAGGGGACACCTGGCGGGTCGATGGGCAGCGTCTCGATATCGCTCGCGCAGGACGTGTACGCTGACGCGCGGCTACTCCTGGATCGATACAAGAAGTGGGCGGAGAGCGCGTAGGATGAAGCTCGACATCAAGATCGACGACCGCGCCGTCAAGTTCCTCGGTCCCGCTATCGACGAGGCGGTACGGCGCGCCGTGCAACTCGTGGGGCACGAGGCGCAGAACCAGCTCCTCATCAACCTCCAGAGTCGCATCCTCAAGGTGCGGAGCGGTGGGCTCATCAACTCGTGGTCGGGACACGTACCCGACGCCGAGTCCGATGGCAAGGGCGGTTGGCGTACGAGCCTTGCGAGCAACATCGCGTACGCAGCGATCCATGAGTTCGGTGGCGATATCGAGATGAAGGACAAGTATCTGACGATCCCGACGCAGGAGGCCGTGGACCGCATCTCATACTCGGAGCGGACGGCGTCGCGGGTTATCGCGGACCCAGGTCTCGCCGGATGCGTGTCGACGTTCTTCATGAGGACGGCGGGCGGCGGCGTGATCTTCGGCAAGATCGGCGGGAAGGGCGCGAAGCCGATCCCGCTCTTCATCCTGCGCGAGCGCGTGCACATCCCCGCGAGGCGGTACATCACGCTCTCGATCCAGCAGATCGCGTCTAGGGTGCCCGGCATCGTACGGACCGCGGTGGCCGACGCGATCCGTGACAAGGCGGGAGGGGGCGCGGCGTGAGCTATCAGCAGTTCGTGTCGGAGAAGCACGTCGCGAGCGTCGATCGCGGGAGCAAGGCGTTCGCCACGGGGACGAAGCAGCCCATCGTCACGTACGCGGGCGTCTCGGGGCTTGGAAACGTCATGGTCGCCATCGCCCCGCTCTCGTCGCGCGCCGTGCCGACGGAGCTCGGGATGGTGATGGGAGAATCGTACCAAGTGATCGTAGATACGGAGGCGCTCCCCGCGGGCGCAGAGTTACGCGAGGGGGACCGACTCACGCTGACGGCGAGCGGCGGGACGTACACGCTACGGACCGCGGAACTCATCGAGCGGGACGGCGTCGGATTCTGGAAGTGCTACGCGGAGAGGAAGAAGGCGTAACGTGGCTGCAAGCAAATCGTATATCCAGGTCATCGGCGAATTCATCCGCGACAAGGTGAACACGCTCCTCGCGACGGAGCTCGGGCTCGTCAACGTGATGTACGGTTCGCTCAAGCAGGTCTTCTGGGTGGAGGCGGAGGGAGCGGAGGGGCTCGTCAATGAGGCTCCGTCCGTGTTCGTCTTGCCCGAGACGAGCGACGCGACGATCCGCACGATCAACGCGCAGCGGTGGAGCGAGGACGTGACCTTCCGGATCGTCTACGTGGACAAGGTTGCGGAGGGTGTGTCGCACGACGCGAACCGCACGCGAGCGCAACGTATCCGCGACGTACTCATCGAGGACCCGTCACTTTCGTCGATCAGCTTCGTCAACTCGAACGCCCAGGGGATCGTAATGCGATCGGTCCGCTGCGAGTTCTATCCGATCGAGGACGCCTACGTGACGGCGGTCAACGCGCAGCTTTTGGCGGTCGCAGTCATCGTCAATTTCAATCTCATGCTCACGAATGTCAGCACGTAAGGAGATCCAGTCATGACGGTAGCAGTCGGTGCTCTCGGCGGGTACCTCGGATTCGGCGCGGAGGGGACCTACGGGTCCGCCGTGGCGCGGACCCGATTCCTCCTGCACAACACGGAGTCGCTCAAGGCGACCGATCAGAAGGTCGAGGCCCCGTCGATCAATAGCGTGTCACGGGATATCCGACGTCGGACGCAGGGGTTCGTCGACGTGGGAGGCGACTTCTCGTTCAATCCGAACCTGTCCGCGAGCGCGTTCACGATGCTCCTGGAGCACGTGCTCGGGACGGTGGCGACGTCGCAGCCTGACGTGACGACGGCACCGACGGCATACCGTCACACGTTCACGCCCGCGAACGCGCTGCCGACGGGCCTCTCGATCGAGGTCGGGAAGGACCAGCTCTCGCACCTGCACACGGGCTGCAAGGTCGCGCGGCTCGGGCTGCGGTACGAGGCGGGCCAGCAGCTCGAATGCACGGTCGGGATCCTCGGGCGCGAGCAGACGAGCATCGCGCGGACTCCGCTTTCGTTCACGGACGGAAACCTCGTCCCGCTCACGAACTCGACGCTGACATGGAACGGAGTGAGCATGAACGTCCTCGGCGGGGATTTCGCGATCGAGAACCCGCTGATGGGACTGCACTTCATGAACTCGCGGTACATCTCGGAGCCCGTGCGGAACGGGAAGCGGCGGGTCTCGGGGACGTTTCGTATCTACTTGGAGGACGCGACGATCTGGAGCGACTTCCGGAACGCAACGGAGCGCGTGTGCGTGATCACGTTCACGGGTCCGACTATCGCGGGCGCGTTCGCGTACGACATCGCGATCACGTGCAACGTCTCGGAGCCGCAGGACGCGAGCTCGCAGGCCGACACCGAGGGACCGATCGTGCAGCCCGTGAGCTTCGAGTGCTTCATCAACAGCGGCAACTCGAACGAGATCAGCCTGCGCGTGACGAACGAGAACGCCGCTGCGTAGTCTTCTGCGGGGGTGTGGTAGCCCTGGCAAGCGCCAGCCGTGCGCGTCCCTGCCCTTGGTCCTCTCCGGGGGCAGGAGACGCCCGGCGGCGGTTTTCGGTGGAGGAGAGGACGGAGAGGAAGACATGGCAGACGAAGTCGTGGTAGGAACGAGCCCGCCTGTTCCTACGCCAGTCAAGGAAGAGCCGCAGACGCTGCGAGATGCTCTCGGACGCGCCACGGTACCCATCGTCGACGCGGATGGTATAACACACCAGCTCCCAGCGCTTCGGATTCGCGACATCCAGGATCTCGAAGAAGAGATCGGAGGGATGCCGAACTTCATGGGCAACGCGCATCAGATCGATCACGCGATTACGGTAATCTGGCTCTCGGCGCGGAACGAAGGGCTCACGAAGGAGCAGCGCCTTGCACGCGCGTGGAAGTACACGCGCGAGGACGTCGGGGATATGTTCGTCATGCCCGTTCCGATCATCCTCGCCCTGGCGTCGGACATCCTACGCAACAGCGGATTCGTGATCAAGGTGACGTCCGGCCCTTTGGCAGACGTGCCGGCGAAGACGACTGGCGAGAGCTCGTCTCCGGCGGCGTAGTCTTCGGGCATACGGTCGAAGCTATCGAGGATATGATCCTACCCGTGCTCGCGGGTGCGGTCGGGACGTGGATGCGCATCATACACGGTGCGCAACTCGCGGCTATGACGAGTGGGTTGCAAACGGCGTTAGGAAGTAGGTAAGGCAAAGCGATGTCTGGACCAGAGATCAGGATCAGCATCACTGGCGACAGTGGGGACGCGCAACGCGCCCTTGCTGCCGTCGGCGTCGGATTGGCCGATGTCGAGAAGAAGGCGAAGACCTTCGGTGAGAAGCTACTCGATATCGGCAACATGAAGATGGGCGATCTCATGGGCGGCATTCGCGTATGGGGTCAGGCGTTCACCGAGATCAAGGGCATCGCCACGGGGATGTTCAAGAGTCTTGTTGGCGATACGATGGCGTATGCGGATAGTGTTCACGAGCTGTCGCAGCGTACGGGGATCGGTGTTGAGTCACTACAGCGTCTCGGGTTCGCTGCGGAACAAAACGAGTCCTCACTTCAGGGCATCGGCACGGCGATGCGCTTCCTATCGCGCAATCTACAGGAAGCGGCGAAGGGGTCCAAGGAAGCCGAGGCCAAGTTCGACCAGATGGGCATTTCGATTCGTGCCGCAAGCGGTCAACTCAAGGGGCAGGAACAGATTTTCTACGAGATTGCCGACGCAATGCAACGCACGACGGATGGGTCGAAGCGTCAGGCGATGGCGATGGAGTTGCTTGGACGCGGTGGCGTGGAACTCGTGCCGCTCCTCTCGCAGGGCAGCGCCGCGATCAAGGAACTCGGAGACCGTGCGGAGGCTACAGGTGCAGTCCTGTCCGGGAAAACGATCAAGGCGGTCGACGACTTCAATGACCAGATGACGGCGATGGGACAGAGTTGGAGGCAGGTGGCGGCGGCGATCATTGATGCATTCCTACCGGCGCTCACGGATGCGTCGGAAGGTCTTGAGGCATTCTTCAGCAAGGGATCCAAGGGCGGCGCTGGGCGTCGCGGTTTCCTCGAATATTTCGGCATCACGGACGAAGAAGCGAGAGCGAGCGAGGAGGCGTGGGCCACGCAGGAGCTGGCGCTCAAGAATGCGACGACTCTTGCTGAGGCGGCAAACGCCGACATCGCGAAGATCCTGGAGGACCGCAAGAAGACGTACGCCGAGAAGATGGCTGCGATCGAGGCCATCTGGAAGAAGCACCAAGAGATCGGCGAGAAGGTCAATGCCGGGCAACTCGACTCCGAGCAGAAGTACCTCGCTGAAACGGCCCTGGTGATCGAGGAGAAGCGCAAGCAGCTCGCAGAATTCACGGCAAACGAACGCATCTCAAGGGAAGCGCGGCTCAATGAGATCGAAGCCACGCGCAAGGCCATCGAAGCATCGGCCATGCCAGAAGCAGCCAAGGACATGTGGCTTGCGATGTTGAAGGGCCTGGAAGACGGGATGGATGCGGTCACGGCGAAAGCCAAAGCGGAGGCCGACAAGCGACTCAAGATCGCTATCGAGTTGGTCGATGAGGTGCAAGCGACGGAGAAAAAGAACGTCGACGATACGCTCGCGCTGTACGAGGAGATGGGCAAGAAGCGAGTGGAGGCCGAAAAGAATGCCGCCAAGAAACTAGCCTACGTGCGGCGCAGCGAGTTCGACGCCATCAAAGCCGACGAAGATCGATCTATCGTGGATCGCGTCGCGGCGATGAAGAAGATCGTGCTTGCAGCGAAGGAAGGATCCGAAGAACGCAAGAAACTCGAAAAGGAATGGGCCGACTTCGCGCTTTCCGAAGCGCAGCGCGTCGCGTCTAATACGCGCGTATCGCTTGACGAACGCATCGCGGGCCTGGATGCCACGATCCAGGCGTACAAGGATCTGGGCGTCGAGATGCGCGTCATTACGGAGCTGGAAGAGAAGCTCGGAGACCTCCAATTCGAGCGGTTCAAGCAAGAGAAAGACGCTGCCTTCCGGCGCATCGACGACATCAAGGGCAGCGAGGAAAGCGGGCTCCAGATGAAGCTCGCGTACCTAGAAAAGTACCAGAGCGCCTACGCGGGCCACGCGGAGCGGCTCAAGGAATACGAGCGCGAGGTATTCGACCTCCAGATGGCGCTACGCGATGCCTTGATCAAGCGCATCGTAGAAGACTTCAACGAGGAAAGCGCCATCAAGAATCGCGACATGCAGAAAGACCTCGCCGACGCGAGAGCTGATCAGAGTCGGCGACGTCAGCAAGGCCACGACACGACGAACATCGATGCTGAAGTTGCTCGGCGCGAGACTGCACTACTCCAACAGCGGCAGCGCGAGTTTATTGGGATGATGCGACAGCGTCGCGACATGACGCGCGACGAGCAGATGGAGGCGACGGAGCAATTCTTGAAGTCTCAGCTTGAGCAGGGTGACCTTTCACGGCGCTCACGTCGTCAGATCGAGCGCGAGCTTGCCAACATCGAGCAGCAGCGCGCGCAGGGAGAGTTTGAGAAGGCGAAAAAGGAAGGGAAGACCGACGCGAAGAACCTCAAGGAGTTCGAGGAGGAGAAGCTTGCGAAGGAGCAGGCTGCCAAGGACGAGGAGAAGCGCAAGCAGGACGAGGAGAAACGCAAACGGGAGCAGGATGAGGAGGATCGCAAGTCGACCGAGCAGATGGCCGCGTTCAAGCGCGAGCAGATCCGCCTGCTCCTCTACGACATCCTCGCGGCGATCAGGGCGCTCAAGCTCATTACGAACGTGACGGTGAACTGCGAGTGCGCGTGCCCCGAAGATGCACCGATCGTCCCCGCCGAACCGACGGTACCGCCGACGATACCTAGTGGGCCTACTGGAACTGGTGGTGCAGGTGGTGCAGGTGGTGCAGGTGGCGCTGCTGGCGACGATGACGCAGATAAGGTAGCCGAGACAACGAAGGAGACAGAGAAGTTCAAGGAGTCGCTGGACGCTGCGAAGAAGTCCAAGGAAGAGCTTGAGGAGAACATTACCAGTGCGTTTTCCCCAGGGCTTCCGGGCAATGCCTATGCCGCGATGTCGGATATGGCGAAGGGCGCAGAAGGGCTCGGCGAGGCGCTTAAGGGTGCGATGGCTTTCGGAGGCGTAGGCGGCGCGGGAGGCGTTGGTGGAGACGCACCACCGCCCATTGGCGGGAAGGCATTTGGCGGTTGGGGTGGCGTGGGCGGCGCGGGAGGCGCGGGTGGTGCAGACGGTGGCGGCGCGCAGGGGCGCTTTGGACGTGACCGGCATGGACAAGGGCGCGATGGAGCGCATCCTTGGCCTCGGCGACGGCGAGATCACGTTCAACTGTTTCTTCAACGACGCGAACGATCAGGAGCACGAAGCGCTG